GGCCGGTCAACTCCCTCCTCCGTGCTCTCTGTGTCCTCTGTGGTCAAATCTTTTTAGCGCCCGTTAGCGCCCATTTAGTCCCGTTAGCACCCGTTGCGCCCGCAGCCTCTTCCGCTCTGCAAATTTGGCGGGCAGATTCCGATTCAAAGCGAGTGCTGAACTACTCGCCGCCTGCGCGTGGAACCCGTGCGTGCTGGCAACCACCTTAGTTCTGACACCGCGACTTGGACGCAACACAAACCATGGAACAGACAGAAACAGCATTCAGCATCGGCGAAGTCATCGACGCGCTGGGAGTCAAGCTCCCGACCATTGATGAGACTCCGGCGACCGAAGAGGCCGCACAGGAAGCAGTCGCGGATGAGACCAACACTGACATAAACCCCGAGGACCAGACCGAGGAAACCGACGCGCCGGAAACGGACGCCGATTCCACGGACGATCCCGAACAACCCGAAGACGCCACCGAGGACGAAGACGACGCCGCGGAGGAAGACCCCGAAGCCGCCGAAGCACCCGGCTTGAAGAAGCTCGCCAAGCGAGTGGACAAGCTTACCGCCCGCGCTAAGAGCGCCGAGGAGCAAGCCACCAGCCTGCAAGCCGAACTCGCTGCCGCCAAGGATGCGCTCACCCGCGCCCAGCCTATCGTGGTGCAAGATGCCGCCGACCCATTGGCGGATGTCACCACGCCCGAAGCCCTCGAAAGCCGCCTCGCTGCCGCCAATACCGTGCTCGACAATGTGCCCGATCTCATTGCGAAAGCCGACTACGAAGGCGGCGAAGTGGAAGTGCCTATGGGAGACGGCAGCACGCGCAAGTTCACGAAGCAAGAGCTCCAAGAACGCTTGCGAATCGCCCGCCAGATTCTCAAGGCCGAGCCCGCCCGCCGGAACTACCTCGCCCAGCGCGAGAGTTTCCAGCACGAAGCCCGGCAGGCTTACCCCGAGTTGTTTCAGGAAGAATCCCAAGCTAGGCAGATGATGATGGCTACGCTGCAAGCGTATCCCGGCATCGCCAAGCTGCCGAACCTCGAACTTGTGATTGGAGACGCCATTCGTGGCCAAGCCCTCCGATTCCAACAAGCCGAAGCTCTCCAAAAGAAAGCCGCCACAGCCAAGGCCAAACCTGCCGCACCGGCAGCCGCCAAGCCAGCCGTAGCCCCGAAAGTTGTCAGTCCCTCAGCCGCACCCAAGACCAAATCCCAAGCCGACCCGCTCGAAGCGTTGAAGAAGTCTGGAAACCGTGACGCCGCCGAAAATTTCGTCGCATCACTTTTCAACTAACCAACCCCAAAACCTAATCCCCCCAAAATACTACTATGGCAGCAACCCCCATCACTACAGTTAAAGGCCAACGCGAGGATCTTTCCGACGCGATGGTGCTCATCGAACCCGGCGACACACCGCTTTTCTCCATGTGCAAAAAAGCCAAGGAGCCAACAAATGTGCTCTTCCAATGGCCCGCCGACCGCTACAACGACCCGCAGACCGCAGGCGTCCTTGCTAACGATGACGTGACCAGCTTCGACGACGAGCACGCTAACCGCGTTCTCCTTAGTGGCCGTATTCAGAAGGTGCGCCGTTCGTTCCAGGTGGACGACCTTGTTGAGAATGTCGCCGACCTCGCAGGCGTTGGCCGCAAGCAGGCTTTCAACAAATCCGCTGCCAAAGCCCTCGTTGAGCTGAAGATCGACATCGAGGCCATCATGGGCTCCGACAACGACAGCCAAGTGCAGTCCGGCGCAGCTCCCTACAAGACCCGTGGCGTTGGCTCATGGATCAGCTCGACAGCGCAATCCGACACAGCCACCGCAGTGGATGCCGCGTTCCGCACCCCAGCGGCTTCGATCAACACGACTGCCACGGCTTCTCTCACCGAGAACAATGTCATCGACGTGCTTCAGTCCATCTACGGCGTGCGCCGCGCTCGTCGCAATTACGACCTTGTTTGCGGCACCAGCCTCAAGCGTGCGTTCACTAACTTCATCCGCACCCAGACTGGCTCGACCAATGTCATGTCCAGCGTCCGTGCTTTCAACAGCAATGTTGAGGACAAGAAGATCGTGAACACCATCGACATCTACGAAGGCGACTTCGGCATCTTGTCGCTGCATGTGTCCACCTACCTCGCTCATGGCGCGGCACCGGCCGTCTCGGCAGCCCGTGGCTATGTGCTCGATATGGACCTCCTCTCCATCGGCTTCAATCGCAAGCCTCGCATGGAAGAGCTCGAAGACCGTGGCGGTGGCCGCCGTGGTTTCTGCGACGCCATCTTTGGCGTAGCGGTCTCGAACCCGCAGGTTCTCGGAAAATTCGCAGCAACTGCGTAATCCCGCCCCCCAGCCCTTGCCGGTGGCCCCTCGTCTTAGGACAGGCCACCGGCAACCGGGGCTCCCCTTTTCAATAATGGAAATACTCAAAGAAGCGTTAAGCGACATCCCTGGCGAAGTGGCCGAGGGCGTAAAGAACGAGCTCCTCGCCCAGTGGAACTCCAAGGCCGTGCAGGCCGACGCCCGCCAGCACCTCATCGCCGCCGACCACGCCAAGCAAGACCTCCGCTCCATCGAGGGCGTAGGCGCTTTGACGCTTTCTGTGGACCCACAGATCTATCACTTCTGGAACTGGAAATTGCCCGGTTGCTGGAACGATCCCGATTTCATTCTCTGGTTCAAACGCAATTTCCCGCAATGCACCGTGCGGTGCGGCGGCACAGGCAAGACCATGATCCTCATGCCGGGCCTCAAAGCAGCATGATTCCAATTTTTACATTGCAGGCGAGAGAAACGGCAACTCGCAAGGCCCATACCCTTGAGAACACGGTTCAATTCCGTGGCCTGCTACCACATTTTGCCAGCATACGCATTGCGGCGGGGTTATGTTTTTCCCTGGTTATTCCTTTCGCGCTGGCCGTAACCGCATCAAAAGCGGCCTCTGGCAACTCTTTCCTCGCATGATGCACGACGACGACGACAAGATTGATCGAGACCCGAAATACTGGATTGGCCAACTTACGACGGCTTCTCGTGATGGTTCGTGGTTTTCCTCAAAACGTGCTCGAAACTACGACACGCGAATGGCTCTATGGGATGGGCAATCGATTGACGGTAAAAAGTGGGCAACCAATTACGGAAAGAATGTTTTTCCATGGGAAGGTTCGAGCGATTGCCGCATACGCCTTGCTGATTTGGTTTGCAACCGTGAGATGCAGCTTTGCCTGACATCAACTTTTGCTGCCCGCTTGCAAATGATGCCGGTGGAGTCCACCGACGCCATGACGCGCACGGCCGCTGAGAGCGTGTTAAAATGGATGCTCTTTACTCACTGCGCTTCCGACCTGCGGCGTGAGCTGGAAATCGCCCTGAATATCCGCGCCACCTATGGCCTGGCTGTGATGGGGGTTTTTTGGAAAACCACGACGCGGATTGAGCAGAAGTCTGTGAGCCTCGAAGACATCATCCTCACGGCTCAAGAGCAGGGCGACCCAAACTCGCCGATGGCCATGTTTATTGGCGCAATCCTTGATCCGCTGCAAGAAGAAGTGGCTATTGAAATGGCAGAGCAGTATGCGCCCGGCACTGGCACGGCAGCAAATATCCGCAAACTCCGCGAAGGCGGCACGGTGGAATATACGGAGCCTTATGTTTTTGAAAGCAAGCCCGAGTGGACCGCATTGGAGCCGTTCAATGATGTGATCTGGCCCACGGCCACATACGACCTACAGCGTGCCCCGTGGATCGCCCGCCGCGAAATGATCACATGCGAGGAGCTGGAGGAACGCACTCTCACCGATGGCTACCCTGAGGAATTTTACGAGAAAGCCGAGAACTATAAAGGCGCAAGCCTTTGGCCGGTTTACATGCAGCAGAACCACAATCGGCACGATAATATCCTTTTCCAAGATTACCGAGACCTCATCGAAATCTGGCATGTTTACAGCAAAGAGACCGATGAGGAGACCGGCGCGACAAAAGTCATGTGCCGCGTCATGCACCCCAATGTGGACATCTTTGCCAAGGAGGAAATATCCCCCTACTCGCACGGAGAATATCCTTTCATCGAGCTGCCCCGCGAGCGTGTAACGCGGTGCCTCGTGGAAAGTCGTGGCATCCCTGAGATTGTCTCGACCATGCAGGCGGAGATTAAAACCCAGCGCGACTACAGAACAGACCGCGCCGGAATAGCCATACTCCCACCCATGCGCGTGCCTGCCAATCGTGGCAAGCTCGACATCATCCTCGGCCCCGCCGTGCAAATCCCAGAACGCCGCCCAAATGAGTTTGGCTGGATGCAGCCGCCGCCGTTTGACCAGGGCACCATCGAGATCGAACGCGCCGTGCGCCGCGATGTGAACGAATACTTCGGCATGGCAGGCGAGGGGGTCGATCCCAACTATGTCGCTTTGGTCACCCAGCACACGGTGGACCGCTGGCTGCGCGACTTCAAGGCCATCATTACTCAGACCTACCAGCTCATGCAGCAATACATGCTGCCGGTGCAAATTCTCCGCGTTTCCGGCGGGCAGGCTCTCCCCTTCCAAGCCGACCGCGAAAGCATCCAAGGCAAGTTTGACCTCATCATTGATTGGGACGCCAAGAACCTCGACGCCGAAGCCCTCGGCGTAAAGCTGAACTACATCAGCCAAGCCATCGTGCCTATGGATGTGGCCGGGGTCATCGACCGCGCCGGGCTCGTCAAATTTGTGATGGCCGCAGTGGATCCAAACCTCGCCGAGCTCCTCGTCCGAGACCCCGGCCCCGCCGCCGCCATCGAGTCCAACGAAGAGCAACTCGCTTTCACAAAGATTGCCGCAGGCACCGAGCCAGATCTACCCGCCGAGGGACAAAACCACCAGCTTCGTGCTCAAGTCCTCCAAGGCATCATCCAAGCCAACCCTGCCGTGCAGCAGCGCTACCAGCAGGATGAGATTTTCCGCAACATGATCGACGCCCGCATGAAGGGTTTCAATTTCCAACTCCAGCAGCAACAAAACGCCCAGATCGGCCGCCAAGGCACACTACCAGCGTTGCAACAAAGAGGCGCACAATGAAGTCCACGCCCTACCGCACCGTCCGCGATGGCGTGATTTCCCGCATGGGCATCGACCCCGCTCAGCCGCTCATGGATTCTCAAGCCACGGCGCTGGCGGAGTATTTGACGACCGCCGCCGCGACGGCTTGGACTTTCTTTGACTGGCCGGAGACAAACTACACGGAGCAGCGCGTTGTGCTGGGCACAGGTTTTTCCGAAGGCGGATACACCTACGAGCACGACTACCAGGGCACCACTTCCTACATTGGCCGCGCTGTGCAGGGCTCCGAATTTTCCGAGTTTGTGTGGCGCATCAAGCGGGTAAGCACGACGACAAGCGGCGAGGTTTCCAATATCGACACCGCGCTGAATGTGGCGTGGAACGACCGCACTACGGCAAGCTATGTGGAGGATTCCGGCAACGAAGCTGCCGAAGATGCGTTGCCATACATTCCGCTCATCCAGACAGGGCAGACGCCTATCGGGCACGTTGTCGCGGTTTACGCCGACAAGCCAAGCGAGTATGCGATGACGCAGAAATTTGAATTTGTTGTCACCGGCGACAGCCTCGTCATCATCGACGAAAACTATGTCTCGGGCCCGGTGTATGTGGAGTTCTCGCTGCCGCAGCCCCGCTTCACGGCAACTGCTTTCAACTCCTCCAACACCTACTCCGCTGGCGACCTCGTTTTCTACAACACCACCGGCGATTGCTACGAGGCTATCGCTGACACGACTGGCAATTTCCCGACGAATGAGGAGTTCTGGCTACGCCACCGCATTCCAGCTTTCCTCGCCGATTACCTCAAGTTCTACGCGCTCGCTGAGACGCTTTCGGAGGACGGCCAGATGGACAAAGCTAACTACCAGTTCTCTCGCGCCGAAGGCATCCTGCAACAACGCATGGACGACGCCTGGCTTCGCCGAGGCGAGGTGCGCCGCTACTCCGCCAGCTTCCAATAACCACCTATTGACACGCTACCCCTATACTTAAATTAGACATGAGCAACCCCACAATTCAGATCGCCGCTCGATCATCATCGGGCATCGTGCAACCCGTGCAAGCCACTCCTGATGGGGCTCTGCGGGTAACCACAGGTTTCGCCGTTCCTCTCTACGACAAGTTTGAGGTCTTCAAAGTCGGGGCCACGAACAATACCGACTACACCGAATACAGCTTTAGCGGAACCGCAGTCGCCCGGATTAGGATGACCTATTTCGGTGGCGTTCCCGCGACCGACAACGCCCAGCTTAAAACTTCCTTCATTCAGTATCCTCCATTTGCGTAAACCATGTCGCAAGTTAACTTCGACCCGCTAACCGGAAACATGATCTCGACGACCGCTCAGGTCGCGCAGCTCGACTCGTCGGGCCAAGTGTCGGGCACGATGATCCCAGATGAGTTTGACGACGTGCAGACTTTTCAAACCGTGTCCGATTTTCCAAGTCCAGGCTTAATCGGGCGGATTTATTTTCCAAATGATACCCACATCCCACACCGCTGGGAGCCAGGCACACTTTCCTACACGCCCATCGTCGCCGACTCGGACGGCGGTGAGTTTTAGGACTAACCCCGCAGTAACAACAACCCCCTCCATAAAATAATACCATGGCAAATACCCTCCGCATCAAACGCCGTTTGACAGGTGCCTCCGGCGCCCCTACCGGCCTCGCCCTCGGCGAACTCGCACACAGCTTCGTTGACAATAAACTTTGGATCGGCAACGGCACCACATCGGTCGTCCTCGCCGGTGAAGGCCACTTCGCCACCAACGCCCAGCTCTCGAGCGAGCAATCCGCCCGCGTCGCCGCTGACAGCACGCTGACCACAAACCTCGCCAGCGAGATTTCGCGTGCGACAGCAGCCGAAGGCGTCGTAGCCGCCAACCTGGCAACTGAGATCAGCGACAGAGCCGCAGCCGTCTCAGCGGAAGCCTCATCGCGCGTTTCTGGCGACAACGCTCTTGACGCCAAAATCACAACCGAGAAGAACCGCGTTGACGCGATCCTCTCCGCTTCCCAGGCTGACAAAGACAGCTTCGCGGAAATCGTCACCCTCATCAACAGCGTTGACGTAGAGAATGACTCGGTTTTCGCCGGTTACGTCTCCAGCAACAACGCTGCCCTCGCAGCCGAAGTGTCGGCCCGCACAAGCGCGGATTCCACGCTGCAAAGCAACATCAATTCGGAGGCATCGACACGGGCTTCTGCTATCACGACCGTCACCGGTCTTGTCACCAGCGAGGCATCCACTCGTGCCGCAGCGGACTCCACCCTGCAAAGCAACATCGACGCAGAGGCATCCACTCGTAGTTCCGCTGACTCAGCCCTCTCCGGTCGCGTCACGAGCCTCGAAAGCACGGCAGCCTCCCTCGGCACGATGTCCACTCAGAATGCTAACAACGTCGCCATCACCGGCGGCAGCATCGACGGGATCAGCTTCGACGGCGGTTCATTCTAAACCCCACCCACAATCTGCGTCGGAGGTCCATTCCTCCGGCGCAGAACCCACTGGCCCATGCCAACCACCATTCAAGTCAAACGCTCGTCTGTATCGGGACGCGCTCCAGCAGCTAACCAGCTTGCCGTAGGAGAGCTCGCTCTCAACACCGCCGACCGGAAACTTTACTCCAAAGACTCCGCGGGCACCGTCTTTCGAATCGGCCAGCCAGACCCTGGTACGCACCTTTTTCTTTCAGCGGCTACAGCCTCCGAACTCTATCTCGGCCGTCTAGCCTGGGACGACTACCCCGCCACTGGCCCCGCCGAGGATTCCACGGCATGGGTCATATACAAAATCATCACCAACTCCGCAGGCGATGTCATTTTGGAGCAATCTGCCACCGGCGCGTGGTCGAACAAGGGAAACCTTTCTTACCAGTGATCACACCACTTTACGGACAACTATCACCACTAAAGTTGGGAAGCATATTGCCTATTCCAATGCGCACATCCGGTTTACAACTTTGGCTAGACGCAGCTGATGTTTCTACAATTTTTGATGCAACGTCTGGCGGCTCTTTAGTCACTGCTGATGGATCTGCTGTTGCACGGTGGCAAGATAAATCTGGAAATGGCAGGCATGCTACGCAATCAACGGCTAATGCAAGACCAGTGTTAAAAACGTCAATTAAAAATGGAAAAAACGTACTAAGATTTGACGGATCTAACGATTGGTTGCAAAGCAATTTTACATCTGTTTCTCAATACAGCATGTTTATTGTTTGTAAAAGAAATAATTCTGCATCAAACATATACGGAAACTATACTTGGATTTTTGGTATTGGAAAAAATCTTGATGTAAGCACTGCAAGCAGATTAACGCAACTTGGATTTACTAGCTCTCCTGATTCATTTACTTGGGACCCTAGATCAGGAACTGGAACAATTTCAATAACTAGAACCGATAATTTCAATATTCACTCTTGCATAGCTCCATTAGGATCAGGCACGGCTCGGTATTTGTTAAATGGCGCAAATGAGCAAACTTTGAATGTGTCGGCATTTAATGCAACAACTAATACTCCCTTAGTTGCGTCCATTGGAACAACTACATGGGACAAATCATTTCCGTTTTTTCTAAATGGAGACGTTTCTGAAATACTAGTTTATGATAAGGCTTTAACAACAAATCAGCGTCAATCTATTGAATCATATTTGAATGCAAAATGGGCTTTATATTAAATGAATAAATATTTCAAAACTGATTTAGTAACTTACGAGACAATTAGAGCAATTATGGATAAAACTTCTGGTTATCCGTCAAACGCCGCACAAACATGGTTTGCTCCAGCAAATGAAGCCCCTACTGACAATAATGGAAATATTTTAATTGCAGCAATGCCATTGATTGCTAATGAGTTTATTAAAGCTAATGTCCTTGAAATTTCAGAAAAACAATATCAAGAATTTCTTGTAAACAAACAAATAACAAACAACTATGATCGAACAAGTATCTAACTCAGTAAAATTTGTTGCTTTTTTTACAGCAAATAAAACAGGCACGACTGGTTTAACCGTAACCGTAGATGTCTACAATCCAAGCGGAACGCAAATTGTTACCGGCGGCAGCGCCACAGCAATAGGCGGAGGCCTTTATGGCTACACGTTGTCGTCAAACAATTCAGCAGAGGGAGAGTATGCGGCAATTTTCAAAACAACTGATTCAACGGTTGACGCGCAACACATCCCCTCGCTATGGGTGCTAGGTCGTGCCGGGGTTGAAAATCTTGACGCAACGGTCTCTAGCCGACTTGCAACAAGTGGCTACACAGCGCCGAGCACCGCGCCAACCGCAGCACAGAACGCGACAGCAGTGTGGGGAGCCGCAACCAAGGAGATCACCGGAGGAACGGTCACCACGCTTACGAATGCGCCCACCGTCCCAACCGCAGCAGCTATTGCCAGCCAAGTTCGTACCGAGCTCGCCACCGAACTTGCTCGCGTAGATGTCGCCACCAGCACACGCCTCGCCACTTCCGGCTACACCGCCCCGAGCACAGCGCCAACCGCAGCGGCAACCGCCAGCGCAGTCCGCGCCGAGCTCGCCACCGAACTTGCTCGAGTCGATGCAGCTGTGAGCACCCGCCTTGCCGCCAGCGCCTATACAGCGCCAAGCAACTCGGATATCGCCGCAATCAAGGCTAAAACCGACAACCTTCCCGCATCGCCAGCAGCGACCGGCGACATCCCATCGGCCAACATCACCGCCATAAAAGCCAAGACGGATCTGCTCAACACAGACCGCCTCGCGCAGGTTTCAACCGTCAGCACAACCGGAGCGCAGCTGGCAGCCGCCCTCAGCTAACAATGGACACGCACCAAGCCACAGCCTCCTTCACCGGCCTGCTTGCTACGGCGAGCGGCATCACGCTTTCAATGCTGCCGGAGCTGGAAGCGTGGCTGCGTGTGGCCTCGCTCGTCATCGGCTGTGCGGTGGGGCTCGCCTCCCTCTACGCCATTCTCCGCAACAAAAAGCACCCCCATGAATAACATCCTCGCTCGCCTCAAAGAACCCTCGACATTTCGCGGCCTTGCCATTCTGGCCGGTCTCGGTGGCATCGCAGTAGATCCCGCCCAGGTCAACGCCATCGCTGCCGCAGTGGCCGCCGTGATTGGCTTGATCGAAGTCTTCCGAAAGGAAAAATGATCCCTCCCGCCCAGATCGTAACCGGCTTGATTGCCGCCGCCTTTGCCGTAGGAGCGCTCCTGCTCTTCGGCGGGTGCAGCACGATAGGCATCTCGCTACAGACGGACTATGGGCAATTTTCCTACACGTTGCCTGAGCTTCCTAAGCCGACTTCCAGCAAATGATTCACCGTCTCGCCGAGATTGCCGCCGAGCAAATCGGCGTGAGAGAAGAGGGCGGCAACAACAACGGCACGGCTGTACGCACCTACCAAAAAGCCACCGACTTGAAGCCTGCTTCATGGCCATGGTGCGCGGCGTTTGTGGACTGGTGCATTTCAAAATGGCTTGCCGAGCCTGGTGTACTGGGCTGGCTAAATACCTCCCGCCCGCTCGATGAGTGGCGTCCCAAGACTGCGCTGGCCTATGGCTTTCTCGCTTGGTCCAAAGCCCGTCCAAAGACGACCACCATCCTGCCCGAAGATGTCCGCGCCCAACCTGGCGATCTTGTCGTCTTTGATTTCTCGCATGTCGGCATAGTGGAGTTCGACGCTGGTTCGCAGCTCATCACGGTGGAAGGGAACACCAACGGACGCGGCGACCGCGACAGCGCGACAGGAGACGGAGTGTGGCGCAAGACGCGAGCAAAATCCCTCGCCCGAAATTTTATCCGAATACACCCAAAAACCGCATGAGCGCCAAACGCAAGCCCGCCACCCGCAAAGCCGTGCTCGAGCGCATCCGCACGGAGCTCGTCGAGCAATTTGATGTCGGTCTCTTGGTGGTGAGCTGGGAGGAAGGCGGAGAAACATTCCACATGGATTTTAAATTCGGAAACCACTACGCCGTTGAGTCCCTTGCCGACAAGACGAGCGACATATTGTTCCCAATCGAAGACGACGAAGAAGAGGAGGAAGAGGTATGAAAACATCTTGGAGTTCCATCGCCCGCGAGCAAGCGGACAAATCTCACAAGACCGAAGTGGACGCGCTCAAAGCCAAGCTCGCCCAATACCAAGTCGCCACCGAAAGGCTGGAGAAACAACTCGGCATCGCGCTCTCGCTCGGCAAGACACGCATCCGCCCTCAGCCGCTCTCGGTCAACATGAACGACAAAGCCGAGACTGTGGCCATTGCGCTGGCCAGCGATTGGCATGTTGAAGAGACGGTTGAAGCGGCATCGGTCAACGGGCTCAACGAATACCGGTTGCCTATCGCCAAGACTCGCATCGAGAAATTTTTCTCCACCATCTGCCGCCTCACCGAGATCGAGCGCACAGGTGCCAAGATCGACGACCTCATTTTGTGGCTGGGCGGCGACCTGATGACCGGCATGATCCATGAGGAGCTTGCCGAGTCAAACAGCAAGACGCCCACGCAAGTCATCCTCTGGCTGCAAGACCGCCTCGCCGACGGCCTCGCCACGCTCAAGCCGCACTTCAAGCGCATCCTCATTCCCACCAGCTACGGCAACCACGGCCGCACAACCATCAAGCCTCGCCACGCCACCGGTGCCGCGCATAGCTACGAGTGGCTCCTCTACCGCATTCTCGAGGGTCGGTTCCACGGTGACCAGCAAATCAAGTGGCAGATTGCCGACAGCTACTTTAACTTCATGGAAGTGTATGGCCGCCGCCTGCGCTTCCATCATGGCGACTCGCTGAAATTTTTTGGCGGAATCGGCGGACTCTCCGTTCCCGTAGAAAAATCCATCGCCTCCTGGAACAAGTCGCCAAACCGCGCGGACCTAGACCTTTTCGGACACTGGCACCAATACCAGCAAAACCGGCACTGGCTCTGCAATGGCAGCCTCATCGGCTACAACGCCTACGCCCTGTCGATCAAGGCCAGCTTCGAGCCGCCGACGCAGACCTATTTCCTCCTCGACAAGAAACGCGGACGCACCATGACAGCCCCCATCTACCTATGAGCACCTGGAAATCCCTTGCCAAAAAGTCCAACTCGCTCCCGCCCGGCTGGAGCACCACCGACGAAATCGCCGCAGACCTCGATTGCGAGCCAGGCGAAGTCGCCAAAATCCTGGCTGCCTCGATCCGAGAGGGCCTTGTCGAGAAACAAACATTCCCTCACTGGCAGGAAGGCAGCCGCCAACTTCTCTACCAAACAGGCTACCGGCAAGCAGGCAAAACCAAGCAAGTTTCTGACAAAACCCAGCCAGCTAAATCCAAACCGCTCACCAAGCCGCCCAGCACGCAGGCGGTCCCTGGCATCCCCGCCCACCTCCTCGACCGAGTGCGGCAGACGTGCGTTCGGTATCGACATCTGCGCCCAAGCGAAATCGCCGCCCGCTGCCGCTGGAGTGGAGAGTCAAAATTATCATCGCAAGCCATCCGGGCCATGCTTGACACGGTCACCCTATAATCAAAGTAGATGCCCGACGACCAAACCATAGTCGAAGGCGATGCCGGATTCCTCGGCATGGCCTCCCGCTTGAACCCGCTGCAACTGCAACCGGGTATGGTCCAGTATGCCGAAAACATGCGCCTTGACCGAGGCGTGGCGCAGACGCGCAAAGGTGCGAAGCGGTTGGGCGATGGTATTTCCGTAGGCACGCAACCGCTAACTCTGCCCTTCGTGCTGGATGCTAAGGCCATCGTGCGCACGATCTACAGCGGCGGCATCTTTGCCTCGGGCGTTTTCAGCTCGCCGAACTACGACGACGAGAATGAATACATCGTCCTTTGCGGGCCGACCTCAGCTTTTCTGTACCGGCAGAACGAGCCTATCGAGGAGATCAACTATCCGTCTGGGGAAATTATCGAGCCCACGGATAGCGTCTCAACGATCCAGGCATTTAACCGTTTTTACCTCCTGCGCGAAGCAGACATGACGCTCCCGGCCTACGATTGGAAATACACCGACCCAAGTGGCATTGCGGTCTCTGGCACCATGGCTACCGTTTTCATTACCGCCCATGGACTCGCTGCGGGGCAGCGCGTGCGGATCGAGTATGGGAATGTGGCGGCATTCCAAGGCCATGAGTTCGACATTCTCACCGCGACCACAAATTCTTTTACCATCTCAGTGCCTGCTGGCACACTGCCGGATATCGCCGCCGACATTGCAATCCGCCGCGTCAAGGCTCCTTTGTGGTTTGATTCATCAGGGTTCTACCGCGCCGACTCAGGCGTGCCTGCCGAGGGGGTAACATTCAAAACCCTGCGCTCCACCGGTTGGGCCAGCTACATCGGAAACAGACTCTGGATTCCCGACGGCCGAGACACCGTGGCCATCTCGGATGTTCTGGACCCCGACCTCTACGATCCGTTTTTTCAAAGCTTCCGCGCTAACCAGGGAAGCAACGACTACCTCATCGCCATTCACCCATGGGTCGAAGGCCAAGCGCTGGTTTTTATGCGTAATAGCATCTGGCTTGCCAACCTCACTGACACCAGTAATGCAACAGGCGACACCTTTACGGTGGACTCCGCCGTTTCCCGCCTCACGCTCCTCACCGACGAGATCGGATGCGTAGCCCGCCGCTCGATCCAGACGGCTGGGCAATTTGTTTTCTTTCTTTCTGACGCCGGAGTTTACCGCCTCGACACCCAGCTCGACCTCAAGCTCCGGGCCAACACCCAGCCTCTCTCGGACTCCATTGCCGACCAGATCGACGAAATTAATAGCGACTACGCATACCTTGCCGTAGGCCGTTGGTGGAACAATCGCTATTACCTCGCCGTGCCCATCGGTGAGAACGCCACGGCCAACAATACTCTTTTCCTTTGGAACGCTCTGAACCAGCAATGGGAGAGCCGCGATACCTACGCTATTAACCTTGACGAGCTACTGGTCGCCACTTACGACAGCCAGCGCCGCCTCTTTGTTGCCAGCCGCGCAGGCACACTCTTTCTCCTTGATGAGCTCGACTACGGCGACGAGGTGCCATTCGCCAACGCGCAAAACCTTTACACCGAAATCCAAGCCCAACTCATCACTCGCCGCTACGGGTGGGGGAGCCTCAACACAAAGCGTCTGACCCGCGCTAAGGCCAGCGTGCTCCTACCAGACGCCTCAGCTTGCACGCTTGATGCCATAACAACTGACTACGATGCTGATTTTCAAGTCGCCTCCCTGGAGAACACCACCGGCGACGAGGAGGATTACACGCTCAAAGCCCCCCTGCGCTGTAAAGCCACCGGGCTCGACCTCCGTTTTGCAACGCAAAGCGGCCGCCCCATATTGCGTCAAATCAGCGCCGAAGCCACTCGCTCCCCTCTCGACCCCACCGAAACCCGCACCCTCAACTAAATATGGCAACTCTTACTAAAGGCAAAACATTCAGAGACGGAGAACTTGTTACCCCTGGCAGCCTCCACTCGTTGGTGGAAGCCGCCACCGTCATCAACATTGTCAACGCCGACATCTCTGCCAGTGCTGCCATCGCCGACACCAAACTTGCACAAATTACTACGGCCAACAAAGTTGCGCAATCTGCGGTGACCAATCTCACAAGCGACCTAGCAGGAAAACAACCACTTGGAAGCTATGCGCCAGCCACGGGTATTGCACCGAGCGCCATCACCGGCACTGCGGTCATCACAAACGACTTCCGCCTGTCGGATGCAAGGACGCCGACCACGCACACGCACGACGCCGCAGCCATAACCACGGGAACTCTCGCTAATGCCCGCACTACCGCCACCAATGCCAACACGGCTAACACTATCGTCGCCCGAGACAGCAGTGGAGGTTTTAGTGCCCAAAAAGGATCATTCGGAACCATAAATGGATTTAGAGTAGGGATAAATGAAAATGATAATTTCCCAAATGCTTTTTTGATTTTTTGGGGCGACACCATAGCCGCTGGCTCTATTGTAAAAGGTACAGGTAATTCTGTTTCCTACAACACGTCCTCCGATTATCGCCTCAAAACCAACATCGAGCCACTGACAGACGCCGTAGCTCGCTTGTTACAAATACCAGTCCGCCGGTTTAACTGGCTGACCGACCCTGCCGCATCTAAGGTAGACGGCTTCCTTGCCCACGAAGCGCAATCCGTCGTGCCCGAATCAGTCACCGGCACCAAAGATGAAGTAGATTCTGATGGCAAGCCAATCCACCAAGGCATCGACCAAAGCAAACTCGTCCCGCTCCTCGTTGCCGCCGTCCAAGAACTTGCCGCCCGCGTCGCCTCCCTCGAATCCCGATGACCCCCGCCCCCACCATGCTCCGCCCCGAGCCCTACCACGCGACCAAGCTCGCCGTGCGCCGCTCCCCTTTGCACCGGTGGGGTGTCTTTGCCGCGGCCCCTATTGCCAAGCACGAAGTGCTCGAGGAGGCCCCCTACGCCTGCGTGCCGAAGAAGCAACTTGCCAAAGCCCCCGCCTGCGAGACCTACAGTTACTATCTTGACGACGCGACCAGCATCATCGGCTTCGGACTCGCGCCGCTCTACAACCACCACGACACCCCCAATGCCTGCCATGAGATCGACCAGGTGAACGAACTCATGCGGCACTACGCCCTGCGCGACATCGCCGCAGGCGAAGAGATCACCCTCAACTACGGCGCAGATAACGCCAAACACTTTTTAGAAAAGGAATAATCCTATGGCAATGAACATGAGCAACAGCGGCGGAGGAGGGGGAATGTCCGGCGGCGGCGGCGGCGCGATGAGCGCAGCCCCCGCAATGAGCGCCCCCGCAATGAGTGCAGCAATGTCCGGCGGAGGAATGTCCACCGGCGGCATGGGCATGGGTGGTATGAGTGCCCCTCCAGCCCCACAGCAGCGCAGCCTCGCCGACGAGATGGCCGCAATCTCTGGCTATGCCCAAGCAAACGCCCAGGCGCAGGCCAACACTACCGTGGATACCGCAGGCCGCCTGAGCGACCAAGCCATTGAGAACACTGGCGACATTGCCAAGAAGCTACAAGACAGCCCATACACGGCCGCCGCCAACCAAAACATCCGCGACGCCGGAACATCCGCCGCCCAGCTCGGCCAAAGCTACAACCAAGTCGGCCAGACTGCCGACCGCGTAGCGGCCTACAACGACCCCGCCCAAGCCCGGCTAAACCAGATGGCCCTCGGCCAGCTCTACCGGCCCGACCAGGTTTCTTCCCAAAATGTCTCAGCCGACCAGGCACAAGGTGCTCGCGTAGCCAATGTCGGCAACACGCAAACCGCCCAAGCCGGATCGGTTAATGATGTCCAAGCGCAGCGTGTCCGCGCCGCCCAAGGCTACGCCTCGCAGATGGGCCCGGTTGATAATGTCCAAGCCGCTACCACCGGCTCAATCGAACGCGTCGGTGCAACGCAAGTCGGTGCGGTCGATCCCATGGAAGCCGCCCGCGTCCGCCGAGTCCAAGACATCCAAGCGCAGAATGTCCGCGCCAGCGCCGCCGAGCGTGGCCTCATGAATGAAGCCCGAGGCAATGGACTCCTCGGCCAACTTGAAGGCCAAGCCAGCAACGACCTCGCCCTCGGCCGCTCCCTCTCAGCCGAACAGAGCCGCGACGCCATCCAATCTTCCCGTGCCGCATCATCCGCCCGTGGCCTCGGCCTCGGCCAATCCGCCATGGCTGCCGAGCTTCTTAACCGCGACCGCTTCGCCACCGCCAGGGAAAACGAACGCCGCACATTTGCTGGCAATGTCCTCGGCCAAGGCACTGCCCTTCGCACATCCGCAAATCAAGCCTACGCGCAGCGGCAGGACGCCAACGCAGGCCGAGCCCTCCAAGCCGACAGCGCAAACCAATCTGTGGCTCAAGCCCGAGCCATGCAAAATGCGCAGTTTGCCCAACAGGCCCGGCTCACCGATAATCAAAACGCCCAGCAGCGCGTCCTCGCCGAGGCCGGTTACGCCCAGCAGGCCGGACTCTCGAACCAAGATTTCAGCTTCCGCGCCAATTCCCAAGACGCGCAATTTGCGCAGCAAACCAACCTTGCCAACCAGCAGGCCGCACTTCAACAAGGGCAATACAACGCCAGCAACCAGCAAGCCATGGAATTGGCCAATCTCCAAAACCGCCAGCAGGCCAACCTTTCTAACCAAGACGCCTTCCTGCGCGCCGGTCTCGCCAACCAAGCCACAGCACTCCAGCTCGGCCAGACCAACGCGCAGCTCCGGCAACAAGGCTACCTCACCGATAATTCCAACGCCCAGCAAGCCGCCATGGCCGATGCAGGCTACGCCCAACAGGCCAACCTAGCCAACCAATCGGCCAACCTCAACGCCGCCCAATACAACAGCAGCCAAAACCTCGCCGCCCAGCAGGCGAACCAATCGGCAAACTACAACGCCAACTACGCGAACCAAAATTTCCTGCAAGGCGTCGCCAGCCAGAACTTCAACCAATTCCAAGGCCAGCAAAGCATGCTCGGCTCCCTCTACGGCCAGCAAGCAGGCATCGCCCAAAACCAATACGCAAACAATCTCGGCCTCGCCCAGGCGAATGTCGCCCTCGACCCCTACCAACGCGCCCTCGGCAGTAACATCCCCATAGCCAGCCAAGGCAACGCCGCCAACATGATCGGCCAGAGCTTCACCGGCACCATGGGCTACGGCAGCGACCTCTACAACACCAACACCAACATGCAGGCCAGCTTGTATAACAGCTACTACAACAACAGGACCGCACTTAAATCTGCTAATATCCAAGCGGATGCCTCACGCGACGCTGCTGGTATGGGACTACAAGGGGCAACCATGGGAGCCAGCGCCGTCATAGGAGCCGCCGCTGCCGCCTGCTGGGTAGCCCGCGCCGCCTTCGGCACGACCACTACTCGTTGGGTGGAATACCGCCGCGCCATGCTCCGCCATGCCAGCGACCGCACGATCCGCCTCTACTGCCAGCACGGCCAATCCATCGCCGCCGCCATCACCACGCCATTCCGCCGCCTCGTTGCCCGCCTCACACTCCGCACCCTTCAATGGTCCTGGAACTAACAGAGAAAATCCGCCTCGAAGGAGCCCACCGCGCCTGCACTCCAGAGCAAACGCTGGAGCGCATGCGGCCGCATTTTCACGCGGCAGGTATTACCCGCCTTGCCGAGATTACCGGGCTCGACCGCATCGGTATCTGTGTTGCCCAGTGCATCCGGCCAGATGCCATAGTGCTGGCTGTAGATTCTGGCAAAGGAGCTACGCCCGCCGCAGCGAAATGCTCGGCCGTGATGGAAGGCTTTGAGCGCCATGTCGGCGAGACCAGTCGCCCTCGGCACATCCTCGCCACCGCAGCGCAGCTTGGCGACAAAGCTGAGACACGCCTGCCGCTTTCCAAGGGAGCTGTCTTCCACCTCACCGCTCTTATGCCTTGGACCGAGGTGCGTGGCATGAAGAGTGGATCCGCCCGCATGGTGCCCACCGACACCGTGCGCCTCCTCGCCCGTCCAGACCCCGCCCCGCTTACCAGCCTGCCCTTTGCCTACACAAGCAACGGCCTCTCCTCCGGCAATACCTACGCCGAAGCCGTCGCCGGGGGCCTCTACGAGTGCATCGAACGCGACGCAACAGCCATCGCCCAGCACAGGCTGCAAGATTTCCCTCGTGTTGATCTTGACACCATCACCGACCCAACCTTAGCCCGCCTCGTCCGCACACTGCGCGATGCCGACATCACCCCCGTGCTCCTCGATGTCACCAGCGATATCGGCCTGCCCACCTACATAGCCTACCTTATCGACTGCGAGAGCGGCTGCGGAGTCAATAAAGGCTACGCCGCCCACCTTGATCCAGCAGTAGCCCAAGCCCGCGCCCTCACCGAGACCATCCAAGCCCGCGCCGTATGGATTGCTGGGAGCCGCGACGACTTCCTCCACGCCCGCTACGAAAAGGTCAAAGCCACCGACTCATCTGCCATCCTCGCCCGCCTCTACAAGCACGCCACCACCAGCGCAAACGCCCACCCCGACCGATCCGGCGACACCTTTGAGGCAGACATAGATACCCTCCTCGATCTCCTCGATGCCGCCGGTATCCCCGAGCCGCTCGTCTATGAGTTCACCCACGACTACCCATGCAGCGTCGTGCGAGTCATAACCCCCACGCTGGAAGGCTACACCTTCGACTACTCGCAACCAGGCCACCGCGCCAAGAGGGCAAAATGAAAATCTTCCTCGGCCCCACACGCCCCGCAAATATCCCCGCCGATGCCGACCTCCGCCCCCCGGCACAGCAAGGCGACATCGCCGCCGCCGCTCTTGAAGGTCCAGATACCATCATCCTCATCGACGGCCTATTTCACCAAAGCCTTGCCCCATGGCATAAGGAAATCCTCTTCGCCATCGAGCAGGGATGCCGCATCATCGGGGCAGGTAGCCTCGGCGCACTCCGCGCCGTCGAGTGCGCCCGCTACGGAGCCGAGCCCGTCGGCATCATCGCCGGGTGGTATGCCGATGAATCCTGCACCGACGATGCCGATGTAGCCCTCGCCCACGGCCATGCCGAAGACGGCTACCGTGGCCTCTCCATCCCTCTCGTCAACCTCCGCGCCACCGCCGAGTGCCTCGTCGCCGACGGCATCCTGCCCGCAGCCGACCTCGCAGGCATCCTCGCCACCGCACGCAGCATCTACTATGTCGAGCGCAGTTGGCCTTGCCTACGCCAAGCCATCGGCCCTGTAGCAGACCTCCTCCGCGAGAACTACCGCGACCAGAAAGCCCTCGACGCAGAGGAAGCCATCCGCCACGCCCAGCATGTCGCCGCGCCCCTCCAGCGCGACACGCCCCACCACACTCACAGCGCCTATTTCCTCGCCCTCCTCGCCAACGACCTTCCGATTGGCAACGGTCAACGCCAGCACCACCTCACCAGCGAAGCCGACCGCACCCTTGCCACCGACCGCCACCTCGTCTCCGAGTTGGCCCAACTCCTCGGCATCGTCACCACGCCTGAAGACATCTTCGCCGCCAGCACCCGCATGTGGCATCGCCTCGGCATCACCGACCCAACCGCCGCGCAAGCCTGGCTCTCGGACCACGCCTGGACCAACGAGCAATGGTATGCCCACGCCCAGCGGGAAGCCCTCCGCCAAGCCGCCCGCGATTGGCACAACGCCAGCGGTGCCTGCCTCGACATCGTTCCACTCACCCTCGCCCACAACCTACTCAACCCTGCCTAATACCTATGCCATACAACCCCTCCGTCAACGACAACTCAGGCCAGATATTGGGCCAAGCCACAGCAAACGCCGCTGCTATACAAGCGCAAGGCACAGCTCAATTTTCACAAAATTTAACAGACTCGTTCAACACCGTCATGGGCATGGTGAATAAGCGCGTCGAGAAAAACCAGGCAGACAACGCCAAGATGCAGCAATCCATGGCAGCCGGCCAAGCCATGATGAGCCTCTCCGACAATTACGGAGATCAAGGCCAGAAATTCAAAACCTCCCTGGCTAAAGCCCTCGAAGACACCAAGGGAAACCCCGACAAAATGTCCGGCGCAGTCATGGCCCACGCCGCTGAGTTTGAAAACATGCAGAAGCAGCAGACTGCTGCGAAAACATACGAAGCCCTCGGCAACGCATACGCAGGCAAGGCCGCTGCGACCGCAGCCGCGAAAGCAGCGCAGCCCGACAAGATGAACGCCGAGACGATCCGCTCCTATGCGCGGGACGCGGCTGCCCAAGGTGCGACGCAAGATCAGATCAAGGCCGGGCTTTTAAATGGTTTTGGCCAATGGGCCGTCGATGCTGTGTTTCCACAACCGAAATCAAACTTTTGGGGGCCGTAGTATAATACACGGCCATGGCTCTAAACCCCCTTCTGGACATCATCCGTTCCTCTGGCTCGTCTCCACGCTCAGAGGCACTCGCTATCGCCAACTCCACCCCGCTGCCTGAGCAGGGAGAGGTGCCGTATCCGCAATCCGATCTCGTCGGTGCGTTGGATAGCATGGACCTCACGGGAGACGCGCCGCAGGATGTTGCCGCCAATGAAGCGCCTGCCGAGCCAGCGCCGCTACCGAAGAGTAATCCCCTCATGGACATCATCAGAGGCAACGCGCCTACTGCGCCGACATTACCGAAGGGCAATCCCCTCCTCGATGTGATCCAGGCAAACGAAGCCGCCACCCAGCAAGCTGTCGCCGAAGCCACCACACCGACCGAGAATCTCCCTGTCCTTAAGTCCGACCTCGCCAATGCCCTCGGCGTGCTCGATTACCGCGACCCCGAGGAGGGCCAGCGTCGCCAGCAAGCCGCCGCCATGGGCGAGATTCTCGGCCTGCCGGAATACGAGAAGGTCCAACTCGGAGCCGCCCCGGTGAACACAGACGGCACCGTCACCATCCGCCGCGCCCAGGCTGTAAGCCCCGAGGCAAATGCCGCCGCTGCCGCAAAGCTCCAAGAATCCCAAGCCGCCGCCGCCTCCCTCTACAAAGCCGAGCAATCTGCGCTGAATCCCTCCTTCCTCGACAAGCTCCAGCAACGCTGGCGTGTCGGCCGCGAGCAAGCCGTCGATGACCAACTCGCCTACCGCGCCATGATGGGTGAGGTGGACTACGAACAAGTCAAAGGCCAGCTCGACCCCTCCACCGCACCGCTCAAAGGCGGCAACTGGCTTTCCGAAGGCGTCCTCACCGCTGCGCAAATGCTCCCCGCCATGGTCGATGGCATTATCTCCGGTAACAGCCTCGGCCTCCAGGTAGCCATGGCCGGTGGCACTGCCGCCGCCATTGCCGGGCAAGTCGGCCCGCAAGTCGTCACCCCCGAGGAGATCGTCACCGTCCCTGCCGCAGCCGCTCTCGGCTACACCGCAGGCACCGCCGCAGGCAGTGCCGACTACTGGTATAAACAAGGCGCAGGTTCCATGTATCACCAGCTCCGCAAGGAAGGCGTGCCGCATAATGTCTCCAGCACCGTCGCTGCCAGCTTCGGCGCACCCTATGCCGCCATCGAGCTCGCCCAAGTCAGCAAGCTTGTCCCAGGCGTCAAGCAAACCGCAGCGCAAGCCGTGGCCGGTGGCATCAAGTCTCGTCTAACCGCACTCGCCAAGGAGAAAGGCGTCGAGTATCTCGAGCAGATAGGCCAAGAGACCACCCAAGAACTCCTCAGCATCTCCGGCGAGAAGCTCGCCGAGTGGTCCGCCGGAGTCACCCCGCCCAAGGATAAAGCCTCAGCCTGGGACCGCATCGCTAACACGATCCAACAAACAGCCACATCGATCCCATTCCTCATGGCCCCCAAAGCCGCCGTGGATACCTACCAGACCGTGCGCGGCAACGAGCAAGCTGCCACCGACGCACCTCCCGCCGCAGCCGCCCCCGCCGAAGTCCCTCAAACCTTCACACCCATCTCCACTCCCGCCACCGCACCGGCCACCACTCGCCCGCGCTCCCTCGGCGAAGTCCGCGCCCCACAGATCGCCGTGGACCAAGCCGCCGTCGATGAAGCCTTCGGCTCCCCATTTGCACCACCAGCAGAAGTTAACCCACAGGTTAACCCTGCCGAGGTATCAAATGATACCTTTGCCCCGCCCGCAACCGCTCCGGTGAACGCCGCATTACCAACGGATGCTCTCCCTACCGAGACACCTGGCGCAACCTATGGCCGCGAAGCAGAAATCTACGACGCCTTTTCCAATCTTCGCCGCGCCCCGTTTACCGATCTTTCCCCTGCCGCCTCTGCCCCAGTGGCAAGCGCACCCATAGCGCCTGAAGCAACAGGCTCACCCGAACTGATCGCCGGGGAGGGGACATCTGTTTCGGATATTGCAGGAATGCCTGCCGTGGATTTCCCAGTAGCGCAGCTCAAGCTCTCAAAGGATGTGCCGAACTTTAAGGAAAATGCCGATCCGAAGACGGGAGTGGTGCAAGGCGAAGCCCTCCAAGGCAAAGTCGATAGGCGTGGCCTCGCGCCGATCATTGCCTGGCAAAGACTCAATGGAGATGTCGAAGTCATTAGTGGCCGCCACCGGCTCGACCTTTTTCGCAGAAATCAAGAGGAGACAATACCTACCCAGATTTTCAATGAAGCCGATGGCTTTACCAAACAAGACGCCCTAACATTAGATGCAGAACTCAATATCCGCGATGGACAAGGAACTACCAAAGACTACTCCAGCTACTTTCGAAACGCCGGACTCACCTATGACCAAGCAACAGAGAGAAGCCTTCTTTCAAGGGCTAAAGGCCGTGCCGGATTCTCAATCGGGTCGTTGGGCACGGATGATCTCTACGCGCTACATCAATCAGGAAAAATCTCTGACGCCAAAGCCGATGCCATAGCTGTCGCCGCTCCACGGGATGTGGAACTGCAACGGGTGGGCATGACCTTTGCAAAGGATTTTACCCCCGAAGCACTCACTCAACTCATCACCCTCAGCGCCCGCGCTAAGTCTCCAACAGCCAAGCAAGGCGATCTTTTTGGAAACTCTGATGAGAACTTGAACAGGGCCGTTGCCCTGGTAAAGGCCAGCCAGAAACGGATCGAGGAAATCGACAACCAAATCCTCTCCGTAAAAGGTGCGCTAAAACGCCCTGATGCCGCCCGCAAAATGGGCGTGGACATAAAGAATCCAGAAGCAATTCAAAACAAAATCGCTCAACTCCAGCTTCGCAGGGAGAAGTATGTCAACTTCCTCGACGACCCGGCCACACTGGCCGAGGTGCGCGTGCTGGCATTTGGCGAGGAGCAAGCGCCGCTCTTCTCCGCGACGCAAGACCCCTTCAACCTCACCAGCGAAACGGTGCAGCCTTCAACTCCTCCAAGCGCCGAAAACACAGAAGCCGCCCGCCGCGCCGCCGCAATCAAAGATGGCTACGACAGCACGCCCTCGATGTTTAGCGATGAACCGCCCCGCCCGTTCTCCGACCTTATGGCAGAGAACATGAAGCGCAAGGGGCAGTCTGGCTATATCGACCTCGGCGTGGTGCAGGATTTTGGCCAAAGCATTTACAAGGCAGGCATGGATTTTGCCGCATGGGCGGGGAGCATGGTGCAGAAGTTTGGGGAAGCCGTGCGCGATGTGCTCTCATCCCTTTGGCAATCCGTCTCCGGCGGGCAATACCTGCCCCAAGCCCGCGAGCGTGGCAGCGTAAACATTTCCCCAAGCACTGGACCCAAGCCCCGCAAGTTCACCCAATCTGTGCAAGCCGCCGAAGGCGTCATGCCGGAGGTGAAAGCGCATCTCAACTCTTTTGAATACGATCCGGTCAGCAACGCCGAGACTGTGGCCTCCGCCCGTGCGGGCATTGATGCCGCAGGCAGCATCGATGCCGCATTCACCGGCCTCATGGGAAAAACGGCCGCGACAGAGTGGCAACCCACCGCCGTGGACTACGCCACCGGCATAGAACTCCTCGGCCAACTCCAAAACCGAGGCCGCCATGAGGATGCCGGAGCCATTGCCAACATGATGGCCAACCGCGCCACCGACCAAGGCCGCGCCATCCAAGCCCTCTCTATGATCTCCCGCCTCGGGCCGCAAGGCATCGAAGTCTTCGCCCAGCGGCAACTCACGCAGGCCGCCACCTCGGGCAAGACCGAGAAGCAACGCACGGCCATCCAAGGTAAGATCGACGAGGCCGACCAACTGCGCGGCGAAGTGGGCAAGGTGCGCCACGGGGCCGCCACCGCAGCCATCGTCGGCAATAAAGACATCATCAAAGGCGAGCTCCCCGCCGGAGTGGACCCCGTGAAAGTGAACCTCGCCATCCGCGATGCGATCATGGGCTCGCCCACACCGCTTGCTGCCGAGGCCGCTACCCATACGATCCTCACCGCTGAAGGACTCTCGCATAAAGGAGCCGTGCGCATCAGCAAAAGCATCGTCAAAGATTTCCTCAAGACCTCGCAGGATGCCCGAGCCAAAGTCCTCCAAGACCTGCAAGCCGCCGCCGAGAATGACCGTCGCCTGGACAAATCCAAACTCGGCGGGCTCATGCGCCTCAATCGCGAGGGCAAGCTCACCGATACCAGCCTGCACGCAGGCATGGCCAAGATGCTCGGCATCCCGCATTGGGGGGCAGAGCAAAGCGCCAAAGTGCAACGCATCCTCGCCCAGCGCGACCGCGCCACCGATCCCCGCATCAAGCTGGTCAAGGCCGCCGAAGCCCTCGATGTCGTTTACCGCGAATTCATGCCGCCGGGCCTGCTCGCCAAGATCGACACATTTCAGACGCTTTCGATGCTGCTCAACACCAAGACGGTGACCCGAAATGTGCTGGGCAACACGCTCATGTTTGCAGGCGACCTCGCTGCCGACACCGCCGCCGTGCCTATGGATGCCCTCATGGGCCTCGGCACCGGCGAGCGCACACGCACTGGGCTCTCGCTCGGTGAGCGCCTCGTCGGCCTTGGCGCAGGCGTGGGCGATGTGCAGGCAGGCTACCGCTTTGCCCGCTCTGAAGGCAAAGGCGTGCTGCCAAGTCTTGCAGCGGGCGTCGATACCCTGGTGCGCCTCGGCCGACTGCAATCCAGCGGCAAGTATGACTCGCAGCAGATCAGCGCCTACAGCGGCGGCACATTCACCGATCCCATCCTCCGCCACCTCGAATCCACCCTCGGCGCAGTGCTCTCCGTAGCCGACCGAGGATTTTACGAAAGCGCCTTCCGCGCCAGCCTGGACAACCGCATGAAGGCCGCCCGCGCCAATGGCACGCCCATGCTCGCGCCCGATGCCGACATGATCACCGCCGCCCGCATGGACGCTGGCCGCGCTGTTTACCAAGATGACAACGCCACCAGCCGCACGCTCGGCGGCATCCGCCGTGTGCTGAATGCCGGTCAACGCTGGGGCCTCGGCTCCATGCTTTTCAAATTCACCCAAGTGCCGGGATCCATCCTCACGCGGGCCATCGAGTTTTCCCCGCTGGGATTCATTGGCAACGCCTACGAAGGCATCGCCCCGCTCCTCAGTAAGAATAAGGAATTTGACCAAAAGGCGTTTGTGGATTCCTTCACCCGCGCCCTCGTCGGCACGACCGGCCTTGTCGCTACCGGCTACTGGCTCGCGCAACTCGGCATCATCTCCGCAGGTAGCGACGCCAAGGATGAGGACAAGCGCAACCTCGACAAAGCCCGAGGCTGGGGAAACTACAAACTCAATGTGGATGCCCTCAAGCGTGCCCTCATGACCGGCAACTTCTGGACCCGCCAACCGCAACAGAAAGGCGACATGGTGGTAAGCTACGATTGGGCGCAGCCGCTCTCCATTGGCGTCGCCATGGGAGCCTACGCCAGGGAAAACCAAGACGCCGTGCGCGAAGACATCCTACGCGGCAAACGGCAAAGCCTCCTTGCCACCGGCATGAACTGGCTCGCCTACGCAGGAGGAGCCGCCACCGGGGCCATGAACTCCCTTGTCGAGCAACCCCTCCTCAGCGGCATCAACTCCTTCATGCGCAACGCAGGCTACGACGGCCTCATTGGAGCCGTGGTGCAGACCGCCGCCGACATACCCGGCAGCTTCGTCCCCACCAGCGCCCGCCAGTGGATGCAGCTCGACGACAACGCCGCCCGAGAGACCCGCGACAGCTCGCCCTTCCGCGAGTATGTCAACCAACTTAAAGCTCAACTCCCTGGCCTGAGCAGAACTCTCCCGCAGAAATACGACATTGCCGGGCAACCTGTGGAACGCTGGGCGCAAGACAGCAACACCATTTTCAATGTCATGTTCAACCCCGGCATGGTCACCTACATCAAAGGCAGCCCCGTGCTCACCGAAATGGGCGAAATCTACCGCCGCACCGCCGACGGCCGCGCCGTGGCCAACCAGGTAAAGCCCGAGTTCACCCTCGAAGGCGTCAAGGTCCGCCTCACCGACGAGGAAATCAGCGCCATGCAGAAAGATATGGGAGCCCTCAGCGTCGCCGCCGTGGAGAAATTCGTCCTCGAAGACCCGCGCTACGCCAAGGCCACCTGGGACATCAAAGCCAAAGCCTTCACCCGAGCCCTGGAGAAAGCCGCCACGGCCGCCAAATACCGCATCCTACTTGCCCGCCCCAACCTCACCGCCCGCGCCAAGCAAGAGTTCCTCGACCTCCGCGCCGCCCGCTCCGAACAGCAAGCACTCATGGAATAAGCAAAGCGGGGGCAGCTTTTTCAAGCCACCCCCGCCAGTGAATCCAAACAAGCCCGCGGGGAATTACAGCGGCTTCGGGCGGTTGATGAGATTGTGGTAGTGATTAAATGTAGTCTGGATGTCTCTGTGCCGCAGCAACCGGCTCGCCACCTCAATGCCATCCCTCGCCGCAATTTGTGCGCCGTATTCTTTGCGCAGGTTGTAGGCTCCCTTCTCACCGTCGGGAATGTAGAGCCGCACAAATTCATTAATGCCGTAGTGCGTGACATTGTAGGCATCCGTTGGGCTGGTCCGTGGCAGAACATATTCGCCCTCGCCTCCCAATGCCGCCTGGATGAGCCTCAGCAACCGAGCCCTCACCGGCACGCGGCCACTTCGCCCCTTCGGTTGCCAGTCATCCCGCTTGATGAGCACCAGGTCAGCCGTCCCGTCAGGCTGCCAATCCACCCAGCTCCACTTGAGAGACTCCACCTCCTCATTTCGCAGGCCCGCTTTGCGCATGAGCCAGTAAACCGCCCAGGCCCGCGCATCCCGCCGCCGCAGCGGGATCCTCGCCGCCCGATCCATACGCCGCAGCGCGGTGCGGTCAATAGGCTGATAACCCTCCGTCGTCGCCGAGCCCCCCGACACCGCCCAAAAATCAGCCAAGTCCGGCAGCTTCAAATCTTCAAATAGGTAAAATCTTTTTCGAGCCACGATACTCTTCACCGTCTGAACATCCGTGTGAATGCCGCTCTCGGAACGACCCGCCTTTTTCTGCGTGGCAATCCATCCTCGCATAGCCGAGGACGTCAGCACCAAGTGAGTGCTCTGCTCCTCCCAATCATTCCGTCCAGTAACCGCACGCACATAGGCAACAAAGCGACTCAAACTCTTCGTCACCGAAGCCGCCGGTCCATTCTGTCGGTAAATCTCGGCAACCTCCCCGCATTTCGCAAAGCCTGGTCGCTTTACCACCGCCGCAATTTTAAGATCGTCGGCCGTCGCTAGCGCCCCAGCGATAGCCTTGGCCTTTAGCAACGCCGCTGCCCGCCCGCTCGCAGATGGGATCCGCACGCCAGTGGATTTCGCCACGCGCTTGCCATTCTCCTGCACGCGGAAATACCAAGCATTCTTTGCCGCCCGCCACTCCACCGTAATCTCGCCATGTTTTCTCATTATATTGTTTCCTCAGTCAGAAAGGTAAAATTCGCCATCCGGGTCGCCACTATGGGTCGCCACTTGGACGTAATAAACAAAGTAATTCCCGCAAACATTGCAAGCCCTCAAAATCCAATAAACAGCAATCTTCTGAGTGCTACAGACGGAAAACGGCACAAGGATGCCACTTTAAAAGAAGAGGGGGAGTGCAGCCATGAGGAGTCGAACCTCAAACCTTCTGATCCGTAGTTTGTGGATGGTGCGTTCATTATTAGTGAGTTGTGTTTAAGGTCACCACTTTGGAGGCCACTTGCTACTTTCGGATTTGACGCCATTCTTCGGGGTCGGGGCGTTCGGGGCGGCCGGTGGCGGTGTTGAGTTGGCGGCGGATCCAGGCGCTGAGTTTTTCGGGCTTGGCGGCTCGGACCCAGGCGGATTTTTCTTCGGGGTAGCAGAAGAAGAGAATTTTGCTGGTCATGTTTTCGGCTCCTTCGGGGTCGCGGGCGTTGTTGCGGTTGCCGGTGTTGCCGTGGGGTTCGTTGAGGTCGGGTGTCATTGGTTTATTGGAATAGGATATTGTAACAAGATTTTCTCGGCGCTGGCGATGGCTTGAGCGAGGTAATCAAGGTTTGCGGCGAGGGTGTCGGGGTTCTGCATGTCGCGCAATACGAGCTTGGCTGTGTCGGTAAGCAATGCCAGGGCGTTGTAGATTTTTAAGGTTTCCATTGATGGGGTGCCGGAAATCGTCCGGCGCGGGTTGAGTTTTTATGGGGTGGGGTGAGTTTGGGTTTAAATTTCGCGCCCTTCAGACATGCCGGAATTAAGCTCGGGGCTAATTACCGGCTGGCCATCCACCAGGGCGGGCAGAATTTCGGCGTCGTCGTCGGCCAGCTCGGCCGCCGTGGTGATGTTTGGCTGGATGTCGAGACGGGTAAGCGCCGCCTCCATCGAGGAGGCGGCGCGGGTGAGTTGTTCGGGGGTCATGGCTTAGAAATCAAATGGTATTTTCCAGCTTCGTCGGTTTTGTAGAGCTGCCCTGTAGCATGATCTAGCGCAAAGGGGTGCATGGTGTCCCTTGGGTAATAACCGGCGGGCGTGTCAACCTGGGTAATGTTTGGGTTTTTCTGCATGATTTCGGCGGCCTGCTCGGGGGTAATTTTCTTCGAGACGACAGTCCGCGTGCCGATGGTTTGGAATTTGATTTCGGTCTTCATTTTGTGCGTTGGTTTGGTTGGTTTTTTGGTTTGTGTCAATAGTCGGCTGAAATTTAAATTACTCCGGCTTCTTTGAAGGAAAATGTCGGGGATCTGCCGCCGGTTGAGTCACCGACAATGAGGTGGTCAATTAATGTCACGCCAAGAATATCGGCGCTTTCTTTGAGTCTGCGGGTGACGCGAAAATCTGCATTGCTCGGGCTGGGGTCTCCACTGGGGTGGTTGTGCATGACAAGGATGGCGTAGGCGTTTAGCGCAATGGCGGGCCTGAATACCTCGCGGGAGTGGCAAATGGTTTCATTGATAGTGCCGACGCTGACGAGAGCGTGGGCTGTGACTGCAAGGCGCACGTTCAGAATGAGCACTACAATGTTCTCGCGTTCTCCGCTGAACCAATCGGCTGTGGTGATGGACTCGTTCCAGTATTGGAGCGCGTTTTCTGCCTGGTCGCAGATAACGCCTGGGCATTCTCGGACGCGGTTGATTTTGACCTCGTAGCTGGGACCGTCAAACATTGACGGGGTGTGCTCGTAGCCGCCAGCCCGCACGGTGGCAGAGCGGACCGCTTCCTCTTCCTGCGGGGAGAGAATTTTGACGGGGGCCGCGATGGTTTGAGAAATGAGGTTGAAGGGCATTTCGGCCTCGGTGAATAGATCGTTATTCATAGGTCGGCGCTTAAAATTTCGACTTGATAAACGCGGCGCACGGTTTCGCGGCCTGTTTCGGGGCATTCGTCTGTAAATTGCTTGTTTAGAAAATAGGCGTTTGCGGTGTCTGGCGTGCCGTTGATTTTAGTTGTCCAGGTTGTGCCGTCGTTGCATGTAACGCAAACAACGGTTTCCAGTGTGCTGTTAATTTGCATGGTTAGTCCTTAGATGGTGGGGTCAATAATGCTGGCGGTGATTGCCAGGGCGACGAATGCCGCGATGCCGGTAAGAAATGCGGCGGGGCCGTGGGTGAGGGTGAAAGCGACGCCGAGGGCGAGGCTGAGGACTGAGGCGGTGGCAAGTGCGACCGCTGCGGCTTTTTCGATTTTTTGGATCATTTGTGGTTTCCGGATTCGCCGGACCGAGGTTTTTATTTTCCAGATTCGCTGGACCGTGGCGGGCCTGTGGTGGCTCGCTGGGGATTGAATCTATAAAGAATCAAATAGAGCGCAAGAATTATTTTTATTTTTCTCGAAAATATATTTTCAGAAAATGCTTGACACTCGCGGAGGCTGATAAAATCAGGCGTTGCGGGTCATGGGGTTTTCTTTTGCGTGAGCTTTTTATTTTCGGCGGCGATAATTTCGAGGAGGGGATTTCGAGCTGCGGGGCAGATGATGGCGATGTGTTGGGGAGGTAATTCGTCGTCCATGAACATCTCGGCGGCGTGGGCTCCGTTGGGCCAGCGGGCTCGGAAAATGTGGGCGTTTGCGCCGGTGTTTGGCCAGCGCGGATGGCCAGCAAAATTGAGCTCGGGACGGATTTTTAGGGTTACGGGTGAGGCTCCTAGCACGTTTCCATTCCAATCGACAACGCCGCCAGGTGGATCTGTTTCGATGAGGATTTCCATAGGCTGCGCGACCGGCTGGGCTCGCGGGGCGTAGGTCTCGGGGGGCTCAGGGCTGGCGCATCCGGCAAGGAGGAGGGCAAGCAGGGCAAGGAGTGGTTTCATGGCTGGTGGCTGGTGGCTGGTGGCTGGTGGCTGGAAAGGTCGTGAATTTGTCCTATCCAGCCTGGGGGAAGTTTTTCTTCGTAGCTATTGAGGACATAGAATCTAAACTCCTGGACGCTTTCAGGGTCTTGACACCAGCACGCTCTGGGGTTGTGTCGTTTCCCTGGGTAAGGGGATCATCTGCCACGGGCCGCCCGAATAACTGCAACAATGCTCTTTCTACGACTTGGCCGCGACTAAGCCGAGAAGCTTGCGCGTAGTTGTCAACCAAATCGAAAAGGTCTTGATCTAATCGAACGTCGATTTTTTTAGTTTTATTCAATTTCACACTGACACTGTCGGACATGAACAGACAGTTTGCAAATGAGTATTATTCCCCACTTGACAACACCGACAATGTCGGACAAGGTCGGCAATGATGAAAACATCAAGTAAAGAAATGAAACTCTCTGCGCGGCTTCCTGAGCCGCTTGGCGGGCTGCTGGTCGATGAGGCCCGGCGGCGGTTGTGCAGCAACTCTGACGTGGTGCGCGAAGCATTGCTTCGTTTTTTGCGTCCTGGAGGTCAGACAAAGTCTGATGTTGTCGGGAATCAGGAGGGCCAATTATGAGCCGCCTATTTTATTGCCGGGCAACTGATCCGCTGCGCGGTCCGTTTGGCGATTATGTGCGGGCGGCGAGCCGGGAGGCTGCGCGGGCTGCGTTTTTTAAAATTTTCGGGCTTCGGCCGCATTCCGTGGAGGTGGACAAATGATCACCCCGGATGCGATTCATTGGATTTCCTGGACCTGGGAAGCGGTTTGCGCCCTCGGGCCTTCGGTTTTTTTGGCATTTGCAGCCTGGAGGATGGGCGAATGATCGAGCAACACTATTCTCCGGCGCAGCTCGTCAAGCTCTTGAGCCTGTCGAGATCGGCAGTGCAGTCGCGCCTCTACGATGGGACATTCCCTCATGTCCGCCTCGGGGATCGCATTTTAATTCCGGAATCCAGCATCAAACGAGTGCTCGAGGAGGGCCGCATCGGTGGCTCTGTGTATCTGCGACCCGGCCGCAAGCCGTGGGTTGCGTCGATCACGTAGCGCCGCCTTTTTTGTTTTTTATGGAATCTACCCCGTTGCAATCCATGCAAGCCGCCGCCGCTGCCGCGCCGTTTCTTTTTAATTTTGAGGAATTGAGTGCGGAGAAGCTGGAAGGCGTCGGGGAATTTACGGGCGAGCGGTTGCTTGCCCGCCGGCCGGAAGCATACCAAGCAATAATCCGCATGAGCGCGGAGTGCCTTAGTATTTCCGCTCAGGCTCGAGCGCTGGGGGTATCTCGAAACACGATTTGTGCCGTGAGAGACCGCGAAGGGTTTACTATAGAGCAGGATAAAAAGGATTTACTGCGGGATGTGCGTCGGGCGGCTCGGCTTTCGGTGGAGAGGGCCATCGAGCTGGTGCCGGGAATCCAGAGCGCCAAGGACGCGGCCATCGTGGCTGCCGTCATGATCGACAAGATGCAACTCCTGAGCGGCGAGGCTACGGCCCGGGTCGAGCGCGTCGAGGTTAGCCAGGACAAACTCTCTGAGATGCTGGCCAGCCTGCCGGTCCTCGAGGCTGAGGTGGTCCCTGTAACCGGTCCACACGGGAGCGGGTCGGGACAAAAGGGGCCGGGTGCTGGGTCGCTGCCGGGCGTCGCTGGGCCGGTCTCTGATACCGAATCAGAAGGCTTATACTACGCAGGCAGGCAGCGGGACGCCACTTTGGATGCCACCTGCGCCGTCGAGCCGGTCGAGGCCGACGCCCGGCGGGTCGATCAGGAGGGGGGGAGGGGGTCTGGATTTTCGGGCACCCCCCCTATGACACCCACTGATTTGGGTGAGCAGAAAATTTTATGCAAAGGGGCCTCTTCGTCGCAGGAGGCCGCTGAGGAGCTTTCAACTAACTAACCTATGGATCAGTCAAAAAATAAAAAAAACGCGGCGGAGGCCGCTGCTGTGACGCCGGAGGCGGTGAAGGTGAAGGTGTGGCGCGCTACGCCGAACCGCTACCTGATGCAAGTCCACATTCCTACGGGCGAGGCTGGAACGATGCGCGTGGCGCTCATGCGCGTGAAGGACAGCCGGTTCTATCGCCCTGGCGAGATGATCCCGGCGATGCCTGGAGAGCGGGACATCTGGCAGCCTCTTAAACAACGATTTTCCCCTCAAATTGGCACTTTATGAAAAAAACAATAACCCTGTATCAAAATGCGGCTGTGAGCGTTGCGCTTTATCGCCGTTTTCTTGAGCAAAAAAAAACAAGCCCGAAAAAATGAAATTAACCACAGAGGACACAGAGGACACGGAGGTGGTGATGGCAAGGATCAAGCTGCCGGTTTCCGTGAAGGATTTTGCCGACATTGCAGAAGCCTTGAGCAAAAGCGCAAAAGCTGATGGAAGGAATGCGTTTACGCGCCAAGTCGGAGATTGCGTTGAGATTTATTCGGTTCCTGACGCGAAGGAGGCGAAATGAAATTAACCACAGAGGACACAGAGATGGAGTGGCGGGATGCTTCAGTGACGCTTCCTGACGATGGCTACACGGTCATCATCCACACGCTGGGTGGTGAGGTTTGGACGGGGTTCATTGATGGCGATGTCTGGCGCAATGTTCTTGGGAATCGCATTCACGAGGAGGAGGCGGTTTTGCATTGGATGCCGCTGCCGTGGCCCCCGAAGGAGGCAAAATGAAATCACGATTGATTGTTATCGACACGGAGACGGGGGGCTTTGACCCCTCGAAGAATGCGCTTCTTAGCGTGGCGGCGGTGGATTCCATGGATAACGAGGCTTTTACTGCGATTATCCGGCCTAATCCTGAGTGGATTTGTGAGCCCGAGGCGCTAGCGAAGAATGGCTTTACGCTGGATTTTCTAGAAAAAAACGGACGGGCGGAGCTGGATGTGATGCAGGACCTCGCCTTGTGGCTGGGCACGCGCCGGTTCTCGGTGATGGCTGGCTGCAATGTCGCCTTCGACCGTGACTTCCTGCGGGCAGCCTTTGCTCGCAATTTCCTGACTTGGCCTATGGGCAAGATGGTGGACCTGCAAGCGGCGGCGTGGCTCGCCTACGAGGCGGACGCTCTTGCCTTGCCGGTGGGCAAGGATGGGCAGCCTCGCCTGTCTCTGGACCATATTGCAGCGTCGCTCGGGTTCTCACGATCAGGAAAGACGCACAACGCGCTGGAGGATGCGATCATGACGTTGGCGTGCTTCCACCGCCTGCGGAGGCTTGTCGAGATGTCTCCGCGCACACAGGAGGTCTCTGCATGAAAGGCGTGGACTACGACCAGCACCAGACTCAGAGAACGCAGTCAAACTCCGTGCAATCTTTATCGCAGGGCGATGCGCGGGTTGGCTGGATCTCGGTGAGCGACAGCCGAGCGATCTCGGCTGCCTGCGACCGCTGGTTGGAAAGTCGCGGGGTCCGGACGCGTAGCGTCTGGTGGAAAAATAGGTTTCAATTTGGAAATAATAAATAAGTATGTCAAACTGGATAAAAATGCGTAGCAACCTTTGGGATGATCCTCGGATCGCCAAGATTTGCGACATGACAAACAAGCCCGAGCGCGAGGTCATCGGAGGGCTGTATTGGATATGGTCAATGGCCGACGATCAGAGCACGGATGGACGACTGGAAGGACTCTCCCTCGGAGCTATCGACCGCAAGACGGGCTTGAAGGGACTTGGAGCCGCCTTGGTAAAGGTCGGTTGGATTTTGGAAAGTGAAGACGGCGTGGAGATTGCACGATTCGATGAGCATAATGGAGTGTCTGCAAAAAGACGCGCTGTGATGGCCAAAGCGTCATCAAAATACAGGAGCACGTCATCAGACCGTCATACAACCAATATGACGGATGTATCACGGGGCGATGACCTAGATAAGAATAGAATAGATAATACCCCTATAGTCCCCCAAGGGGACATGGAGTTGGTCATCGAAGAAACTCCAAAGCCAGAAACAACGCATCCTGCCCTGACCCGATTCCGAAACCTCTTCAACCATCGAGACTCGACACCTCTTGACTCGTCCTCGAGCCGTGCTTGGGAGAAAAATAAAAAAGCGGCGGCGGCCGTGAGTGAAGAGGATTGGCGGTTTCTGGAGTGGGCTTATCGGCAAAAAGAAGGCGCGGCGGCGCAGTTTCGCCGCAAGGACTTAGCTACGCTTTTGAATAACATTCTCACCGAGGTCAGCCGGGCGAGGGATTGGGCAGGGCGCAGCGGGGCGAGCGTGAGCGCGACGGCTCCTGTCTCTACGGAACCCGATGGCTGGCGTGATCTTATCGAGACGGAATTTCCCGAAGTGAACCTCACCACCTGGGCGCTTCTTCCCGACAGCATGAAATTTTGGGTTCGTGAAAAACAACGCGAACTGGCAGCAGCATAATAAAAACCAACATGATAAACGTAATCGAAACGATTGAAACAAAATACACCGCGACCGGTGACATCTGTTTCGTGACCCGACACAACGAGGAATCCGTCAATGACTTCCTCCGCTGGCAAGTCGGCACTTACGAGAGCCGCCCGCTTGAAGATCCCATCTACACCCCAATGACCCACCCCGACGGATCGCCTGTGGTGAGCGACGACGGTGCCGAGCAATTCCGCCTCATCGGGTATGAGGCCAACCCCACCGTGTGCTGCAAGGTTTTTCGCCTCTTCGGCTTCGGATCTTCGCTCCGTAAGGCCAACTCGATGGCGGCACCTAAGATTCACAAAAAATGAAAAATACCCTTCCCGAAAATCAAATCGCCGAAAAAGCCGTAGTCGGCGCGGCGATCACCGACGGCCGCACGGCCGATAGCGTGCTCGAGGCGCTTACTCCGGAGCAGTTTGTTTCGTCCGCGCACCAGACGATCATGGGCATCGTCGCCACCATGCGGCAGGCCGCCCGGCCGGTGGATCTTATCCTGGTCACGACCGAGTTGGAGAAAGTCGGCCAGCTTGAGGAGTGCGGCGGCTATGCCTATCTCACTGATCTGGTGCAGGAAGTAGCCATCACCATGAACTGGCGGCACTACGCTGCCGAGGTCCTCGATGTCTGGAAACGCCGCGCCATGCGCCAAGCGGCCCTCGCCATGGCCGAGGCTGCAAACGACTATGCACTCACCACAGAAGATGCCCAGGAACGCTGCGAGCAGGCCCTGTACGCTCTCCGCGACCACTCGACAAGGGAAAACCCCGTCTCGCATTGCAAAAGCGCCGTACTGGCCGCCGTAGAGCATATCGAGAAGGTCTATCACAGCCGTGGGGAGACCGTGGGGCTCGAGACCGGCATCCACGATCTGGACCGCTCCACCGGCGGGTTGCTTGGCGGGCAGTTAATCATCATCGCCGCTCGCCCTGCCTGTGGCAAATCAGCCCTTGGCATGCAGATAGCCCTCCACGCATCCATGCAGAATGCCGTACCGACGCTGGTCTTTTCTGTTGAAATGCCCAGCACCGAGCTCATGACTCGAGCCATCTGCTCCGAGGCAGGCTTGGACCTCCAGCGCACACGCGACGGGTTTTTTGACGGCAGAGCCATGGGCAACGTCTCCGGCGCAGCCACCCGGTTGGTGAAGAGCAAGCTCTACCTCGACGACACGCCCGGCCTCACCGTGGCGCAGTTTCGCAGCCGGGCGAGGCGGGCCAAGTCGCAGCACGGCCTCGGCCTGATCGTAGTCGATTACCTGCAATTCATGCACGGCAGCTCCAAGCGAGCAAGCGAGAGCCGGGCGCTCGAGGTCAGCGAGATTTCCAAGGCGCTTAAGACCACGGCCAAGGAGCTCAACGTCCCCATCATCGCCCTGGCGCAGCTCAACCGCGACGCCGACGAAGGATCCAAGCCGAAGCTCTCCAACCTCCGCGAATCCGGCAGCATCGAGCAAGACGCCGACACCGTGCTCCTCATCCACCGCCTGGACAAAAACAAGAAAAAATCCGACGCCGACGACGAGCCGATGGATCACAACACCTTGCTCATCTTGGCAAAACAAAGAAACGGCCCGACGCCGGAGATCAAACTCAATTTTATCGGCCAGCACACCCTTTTTAAAAATGTGACCGAGAAGGCGTATAGCAACAACCACAACGAAAGACAGAAATGAATAGAATTAAAAAAAACTAAAACAAAAAATATAAAACTAACACCATGAACATCATCCACAAATCCACACGCAACATCACGGAATATCATTTCGACTTATTTCCAAGCATGCCTGAACCATTGGGGCCATTTCGCACTGCGGACACTATAGGCAAAGTTTTGATTACCTTCGAGAACGGCAAATTTTCTAAGTGTTCGTTTCCGTTTTCAGGCACCTACACCCGCGAGCAGTGGTCGATGCTGGCGGAGATCGAGAGTGAGATTCGCGACATTGAGCTGAGTCTTTCTCAAATGAATCAAAAACCCTCCGAGCACCCTAATTATGTCAATACTATCTGATTCCGCAATCTCATGCCCGGCCTGCCATCGTGAATGGCAGGATCACCCAGGAGTGCAGCATTGTTGCAAACTCTCCGTAGATCTGGCGGCCAACCTTCGCGCCGTCCTGACCTACGCAAAACCACCGGAATACACCCGAGACATCGGCGAGCAGGAGGTCTTCTACGACCTGATGGAAAATGCGCGGCGGCTCATAGTGAAAGCACGGACTTTTGAAAGCGATTTATGAAGAATTTAACCACAGAGGACACAGAGAACACAGAGAGGGAGAATGATTTGCAGTGCGAACTCGCTGCATGGGAGCTTTTGCGCGAGGCAACGCGCGAGCGCGACGAGGCGCGGGAGCGTGAGCGTGTTGCCATTGCGTCTTGGGACGAAGAACGCCAGCGAGCATTAAGGGAGGGCGAACGTGTTCTGGAAGCAAGGCGCGAGCGCGACGAGGCGAGAGAGGCAATTCGCAGTGCGTTGGAAGAACGTGACAGGGAATGGTTTCAGATAATTGAGTCAATTGCAGGCTTCCACCCTGTCTCAATAACAGATGCGTTGCAGCAGGGTATTGCACGGGCAAAAAATTTGAGGGCGTTGAACAATACCAAGTTAGGGTTAGACAGCATCCAAAGAGAAAACCAACTCCGCGCCGAACTCGACCAACTCAAGGAGGGCGCGAAATGAGTTTCACTATTTTTGGCTATCGGGTGCGTTATTATTGGCGTAAATTCGTAAACTTCATTGGGTTTTGTTACCGATGTGGATCGTCGGTCAATTACACCTCATACGGGAAAGCGATATGTCCCAACTGCGGGAAATAACATGAACTCCCTCCGCGACTACATTGCCCTTCGACGAATCGACGCTACGCATGCGCTGAACCTCCTGCAAGACGCCGGAGTTATCTCCGACCTTTGTGTGACGGTCGATGATGTCGGCGATGCTGGCAAAGCAGTCGCCTGGTTAAACCTCCATGAACATGAACTCAAGCCTGCCCGCCCATGATTCCTCAAACTAAAAGCCCGGTCATTCCAGAGATCGTCATCGAGGGCCGACGACCGGATGGCACCTTTGTCGTGCAGTATCAGGGGCGACGCCTGGGAGCCACTGAGGCGCAGTTGCTCGCCATCCACCGCGAGCGGGAGGAGCAGATTGCTCGTATGGTGGAGGATCCTTGGCGCTACGGGTGGGAGAATCCGGCTTGGGCGCGGGCGGATGCGGGGTTTTCGGAATTGCGTGCGCTTTTTCCCAAGGGCGTCACCGAGCTACTTATCCTCGGCGGCAACCGATCCGGCAAGTCGCGCTACTATGCGCGGCGGGCCATGCAACATCTGGTCAATAAGCCCGGTGCAAAGGTGTGGTGCCTGCAAAGCACGGAGGCCGCTTCGATCCAGAGCCAGCAGCCTTATTTGTGGGAGTATCTGCCGAAAGAATGGAAACCCTCCGCCAGCGGGAAGCTCAAGAAGGGCGCGGTGGCGAATATCACCTACTCGCAGAAAGGCGGGTTTACCGAAAATAGCTTCGTTCTGCCAAATGGCTCGCAGTGTTGGTTCAAATTCTACTCGATGGATGTCACTAGCATTGAAGGCTCGGAGTTGGATTTCGTATGGGCGGATGAATTGGTAACGCCGGATTGGCTGGAGGCGCTGCGCTTCCGTTTGCTCACGCGAGATGGCGAGCTTGGCATTGGCTTCACGCCTATCGAAGGCTACACCACCACCGTCAAAGAATACCTCGACGGGGCAAAGACCTTGGAGGAATGCGATGCGCCGCTCCTGCCGCGCTACCGCGAGGGCGGTCTGATCGGCCTCGAGAAAGTGCCGCGCATCCAGCAATGCACCCGCGAGAAAGCCCGCGTCGTTTATTTCCACACCTCGGACAACCCCTACGGAAACCCCGAGGCGATGGAGACGGAGCTACGCGGCAGCAACCGCGAGCGCATTCTCATGCGTGCCTACGGCGTGCCGACCAAGGCGAGGATGTCGATGTTTCCAAAATTCCGCGAGAATGTGCATGTCGTCCCGCACGACAAAATTCCCAAGGAGGGAACCGTTTTCCATTTTGTCGATCCCGGCGAAGGCAAAGCGTGGGCCATGCTGTGGATTCGATTCACTCCAGACAACCGTTGCTGGATTTACCGCGAATGGCCAAACCAACTGGAATACATCGAAGGCGTCGGCTACCCCGGCCCGTGGGCTGAGGCCGATGGCAAGCTCGAAGACGGCCGCCCTGGTCCTGCACAAAAAGCCTGCTGCTGGTTTGGATTCAAAGAATACAAAGCCGTCATCGAAGCTGCTGAGAAAGCTGATGAAATCGCCAAGGTCGAAGAGCGCTGGATGGATTCTCGCTACGGCAATACGCCCACCATGACGGAGGAAGGCGTTCGCACCCTCATCGAACAATGCGACGACCGTATGGGCTTAGACTTCAAAGCCACCTCCGGCAAAGCCATCACCGAAGGCGTCGGCATCATCAACGATTGGCTCGCCTTTGACGAGGAGCGCCCGCTTGGGTCTGATAACTCCCCGAAGCTCTACATCAGCGAGCGATGCAAAAACCTCATCTACTCGCTTAAAACTTGGACCGGCAAAGACGGCAAGCACGGCGCAACCAAAGACTGGATCGATGTTCTCCGCTACATCGTTCTCGCCAGAGATGTCGAATATGTGGATCCAGAATCCCTCCGCACCCGAGGAGGCGGGTGCTATTGACACCCTCACCCTATAATCAAAACAGCATGAAACTTCTCCGCCGCCGCGATGTCATGGCCCGCCTGGGCGTAACTGCCAAACAAATTACCAAACTCATCGACTCGGGCATTCTACGCCCGATCTGCAAACGCGGTTGCCGCGCCTGGTATCGCGCCGCCGATCTCGAAAAACTCGCATGAACGAAAAACGAATCCGATTTGATGGCACCCTGAGCCGAAACAAAAAACAGGAAAAGCCAACGCAGCCTTCGCATAAAGGCTCCTGCACCATTGAGGGCGTTGCCTACTGGATCAGCGGCTATGTCAACGAGAACCGCGACAACGGTGAAAAGTATTTCAAGCTCTACTTCGAACCAAAGAAAACCGAAGCAGCAAGCGAAGCCGCGCCCGCCGCAGAGCCAGTCGCCGTGCCGCTCTCCGAGTCTCCCGACATTCCCTTTTGATGAGTGCAGAAGACCTACAAGCCGCATGGTGCGTGCCGCCCGAGGAACTTTGGTTTCGCAGCGTTATCGCAAAAATAAACGACGCCATCGAAGACGCTGCCGAAATTACCTGCATGCCGCAAACCGCACAGAACCCCGGCCTGCTCGCCCACAGCGCAGGCGGCTTGGAAGCCCTTCGCACCTTGCGCGAAGAGATCGAGCGCACCCGCGCCGAGGCATTCGATTCGAAGAAATAAATATTTTCCTGACGCCAGGAAAACGACCGGCCTAAGTGGGGGAGGTGTGCTGTGCCTCCCTTAAACCGCTCACCACCTCTAGGCCGGTCAACTCCCTCCTCCGTGCTCTCTGTGTCCTCTGTGGTCAAATCTTTTTAGCGCCCGTTAGCGCCCATTTAGTCCCGTTAGCACCCGTTGCGCCCGCAGCCTCTTCCGCTCTGCAAA